AAACACTACAAGCGTCACCTGATGTTGTGGCGTTGCTCAGTAATCGAATCTATGAGGATATCGCACCTGATAAAACACCATTCCCTTACGTTGTTTGGTCAACAATAGGAGGCGAGCCGAGTCATAACCTAGATTGTCCACCACAGATTGATCATTTAACTTATCAACTCGTTGTTTACGACACTCAAGCAACTAGAGCCTCAAATATTAGAAAACAAATCAGTGTTGTCTTAGATCCGCTTTGCACCATAACAAACTTACATCCAAACCATGTTGAGCGCATAGGCGACATAAATGTTTTTGGACGTGGATTTGATGCTAATTGGTGGTTTGATCGGTAATAAGGCATTAAAAAAATATTGATGTTTTTATTGATAAAATACAACTTAAAATATAGCTTCAGTTAGTATTGTTTGCTAAATTACTTTATAAATAAACAAATGATATTTCGCAATGCGGAGGTTTAAATGCTACCAATCAATTTTATTGTTTTAGCTTTAATTGCTGTATCGGTATTCTGTGGGTTCTTTGTTTTAAAAGCAATTGATGCTAAGGCATTAGATCCAAAAGAAAATCATGCAAAATTAAAGCAAATTAAATTAACTGTAATCTGGCTAATGGCAATGTTAACTTCAACATTTGGTTTTCTTTTAGTCTTTTTTACGACATTTAATTATCTTTGGATGTTTATTTTTGGTTTTTCAGCTTTCATTTGTGGAACGCAGGCAGCTCAAAGAGAAAGGCAAGCCAGCGTGTTATGAGTTTTAGATGCTTATAGTTAAAATTGATGGTGATAAGCACAAATTCCTAGCAATCTAATCAAGAATTTTTAACCTAGACCTCCTTAATCGGAGGTTTTTTTATGCCTATAGAGGAGATCTACTCATGGCGAAGAAAGGCGTTTTATCTAATGGTACCGATGTGTGGATTGTCCATGGCACAGTACCAGTATTAACAAAAATGGGTTGTATTAAGGCTTTAGTGCTTGGGGATGATAGTGCGACAGAAGTTGATACTACCTGTCTGCAAGAAACAAGTACCAAAACTTCAGAATATGGACTTAGTACACCAGGTGAAGGTTCAATTCAAATTGATACTGATCCTAAAAACCTATCACACATGACGTTACTTCAATTAGCTGCTGAAAAAGCAGAAGTTAAAGTTTATGTCGGCTGGTCAGATGGTATTGCTGAACCTACATTGGTAACAGGTGAAATTGAATTACCTGAAACTCGCACATGGTCGCATTTCACGGCAATCTTACGTAAAGGCTCACCAGTGTTCGCTGTAGATGCAATGGTCAATCATACAATTCCTATGAAACGCCAAACAGAAGTAACTGAAGAATTTAAGGTGCAACCATAATGGCTAAACTCACATTAAAGGCTGCTCAAAAGGCCATTGGTATTGGCACATTCGTTGAAAAAACAATTAAGTTTCGTGATGCTGAAGGCAAAGAGTTCTCAGGTGAAATCCTTGTTAAAATTCTTTCTCATGATGAAGTTGTAAAGGCTACTGATGTTTGGGGCGTGAAAAATAGCGGTGAATTAACTGTTGATCAGTACCGAAAAGCCTTACTTCATCAAGTCGTTTATGAAGATGAAAAAACTCAATTCTTCCCTAAAATTAGCGATACTGGATCAGTTTCAACTGAAGTAATTGGCGCTATGTATGATGCAGCTGATGAGGTTGTGAATTTTTCGGGAAAGAATTGGATCTCCAACCAGACAGCGAGTTCTGGTGCGAACTCGTCATCAACGGAATCGGCGGAAGAACAGTAGCCGAGGCTAAGGCCAATATCTCAAATCCTGAGTTGATGTTATGGAGATCCTATCGTAAAAAGTATGGATCTCTTTTTTTTGGTCGCAGATTAGAGCAATCTTTTGGCAACTGGATGGCGCATTACTCAAGATTTAAAGTGAAAGAAGGCACAGATGTTGATGCGTTTGATTTCATGCCACATGAAGAAGCGCCAGCGACAAGTTTTGAGCAAGAACGTATGAAAGCTATTGAGAAGAAATCTGCTTAGGTCGGTTTCTTTTTAACCAAATAATTAGTATCTTGGTCTAAATTTATAATTTAGGATGAACTATGAAAAATATTCTTATTTTAAGCATATTTGTTGGATTATTTGGTTGCAGTAAAAAGGTCGAAGATACAACTACGGTATCAAGTGAATCTACTTTACCAAAGCATATTAGTGAGCATGCCTATAATGAATATACAATAGATCAATTTCCTCGACTTTATGAAAAATGGGGTAAAGATTGGATTGTAAAAATAAGTGAACTTGAGAAAAAAGCAGCTAATAAAATTGCAAATGAAAATAATAGTTGTGATTCTATTGATATGGTTGCCTTGTCTGAAAATAAAAGCACACCAAAAAAAGAAGCTGTTTTCTTTGTGGATTGTATAAATGGTGAGAGATTTTATGTATCACAAAATGATTTAGATAGCACTAAAGAGATTAAGTCTCAAACAGAAAAGGCCATAAGCCAATCTAAGGCATTTGATCAATGTATTCAAATGGTTAAAGCAAATACGAAATATCCATCATCTGTAAATTTTAAAATGTTAGATAGCAATGGGTTTACTGCCAAAACAACTGGAAATGTAGCAATAAATTTAGGGTTTGAAGCCAAAAATAGTTTTGGTGCAGACATTCCAGCAAGAGCAAGATGTATTTTTACACCTGATGGTGTAAATGAAATTACAATTACTGAAGGTTAGTTAAACTTTAGAATTTAATACCTTAGAATTTTTTTATATAGCCACCGAAAGGTGGTTTTTTATTGCCTGAGGAAAAGTATATGGCTACAAAACTGGGTTCTTTAACACTTGATTTGATATGCCGTACAGGTAATTTCACTCAGGGTATGCGCCAAGCTTCAACTACTGCTGAACGTGAGATGGGGAGAATTGAGCGCAGTACAAACAATGCAGCAAATTCTATTAAAAATATGGCTGCAATAGCGGTTGGGGCCTTCTCAATTTCTCAATTAACAAATTATGCAGACAGTTATACTGAAATTGTAAACAAATTAAAACTAGTGACTGCTGGTCAGTCAGAGTTAAATACAGCGATTGGTGACACTCATAAAATTGCACAAACTACAGCCTCCGAATGGAGTGCAGTAAACGATGTATATTCTAAATATATGTCAAATGCTAAGGCACTAAATTTGACTCAAAAAGAAGTTGCTAGGTTAACAGAAATTACTTCTAAAGCGGTTGCTATTAGTGGCTCAAATTCACAAGCTGCGGCTGGTGCACTGTTTCAATATGGACAGTCACTCGATGGGAATATTCTCAGAGCGGAAGAATACAACAGTCTTGTTGATGGTGCAGGTGGCCTTTTAAATGCCATGGCGAAAGGTCTTAACACTACTCGAGGTGGATTAAGACAAATGATGCTTGATGGCAAACTTACAGGCGAGGTGATTACAAAGGCTTTAATGAAGGCTGGTGAGAGTGTTGATGATCTATATTCAAAAACTAATACAACAACTGCCGCTTCATTTAATTTAATTAAAAATGAATCAATACGTATGGTTGGTGAGTTTGATGCAGCTACAGGCGCATCAACAAAGTTTGTTCAAGGCATGAAATATTTGTCTGAGAATATGTCTAATGTCACTAATATTATGATGGTAGGTGTGGCATATATGGCTGGTTCTTATATACCAGCCATTTATAAAAGTGTAGTTGCAACCAAGACTAAAATTGCATCCATACTTGAAGAAATACAAGTAGAAAATGCTTCAATTGCTCAATCTCAACGCAAGGCTCAAGCGGAATTTAATGCAGCTCAAGCACAATCCACACGAGCTAGGGATGCTGTACTAGCTGCTGAAATGCAAGTAGCGGCTAATAGATCAGTCTTAGCTTCTGAAATTCAAAGGATGCAGGCTACTTTGGCAGCTACAAATGTAGAGAAAGCACAGGAAGCTCAAAGGCTAAGAAGTCAAATTACTGATATTGGAAGAACACAAGCTATAACCAGAATGGCTGAACTTCAAAAGCTTCAGGCAATTCAGGTTGCAGAGCTGGCTACATTAGAATCTAGATTAGCGTCTACAACTATCGCTTCATCAAGCATATATGAGGCTGCTAGGAACAAACAGACAGCAGCAACTGCACGATTAACTGCAGCAACATCTGGCCTGAATGCTGCAAATGCACTTACCACTCGATCCTCAATTGGGTTGATGGGGGCATTAGGTGGTCCTGTTGGATTAGGAATTATGGTAGCATCTATTGCAGCTGGATTCCTTTTAATGAGGGATTCATCAAAAGAAGTACAGAGCGCCTTAGACGATCAAGGCCTGACAGTAGATGAATTGAAAAAAAAATATCAAGAAATGAACGCTGAGGCTGTAAAGCTTAAAGCACTTGATGCAGCTGAAGTAATTAAGAAGCAAAATATTGATATTCGGAGTTCTTTTAGCGCATTACAACAAGTCATAGATGGTTTTGTTGATACCTCACGAATCCAAGAAGCAAAAGGATTAACTGAGTATTTGGATGACTTAAAGGCAGGTGGTGACAGAGCATCTAAAGCATTTTCAATCTTAGAATCAAAAAAGATCCTAACTGATAGCCAGTTACGTACTGTAGCAAATCTTGGTCAGCAAGTTAATGATTCTAGAGCTTCAATTGAAAAGCAAAATACGATTTTAGATATAGCTAAAAATAAGCATCTTGATCATGCTAAAGCAGCTAAAACTGGTGCGGAAGGGGTCGGTAAAGTTGGTATAGAGGCAGTTAGTGCAGCAGCCAAGGTTAAGAATTTAGGTGAAGAAGTTCAAAAATTCATTAATGATTCTTTGAATTCAACTACTGATAACTTACGAAAATATCAGCTCATATCTCAAGGCTATACTACTGCTACAGCTGATATGATTTTAGCTGCCGAAAAGGCTGAAGGAGTAAATGGCACGGGTGGGCCATTATCAGTACTTTCAAGTTCAGTTTTAGCTACTCAAATTTTATCTCAGAAAAAACTTACTGATCTAGTTGATGAGAGAACCGAGGCAGAGAAAAAAGTAAATGATGAACTTAAAAAGCGTAAAGAATTACTTGAAAAAACCATCAATTCCAAAACAATTGATTCAGTTATTGGTAGAGGGGAAGGAGGATATAACTCAGTAAATCTTGGGCAAAAATATGGATATAAATCAGGCACTCGAAATCTAACAGATATGACTGTAAGTCAGGTTCTATCTGCTCAGAATAAAAAGGAATTTAACACAGCAGGTAAGTATCAACTCTTATCTTCAACACTGAAAGGTGCTTTAGATGCAGGAATAGTATCAACTGCTGAGAAATTCAATCGTGAAGTTCAAGAAAGAATTCTTCAACAGTATCTCCTTACTGCTAAAAAAGATCGAGGAGCTATAGAGGATTATATCCGAGGTAAGAATGATAATATCATTGCAGCCAATATTGATGCAGCTAAAGAGTTTGCTTCAATTGCTAGCCCTGTAACAGGTAGGTCCCACTATGATGGAAAAGCAAATAACAAGGCTCGAATTAGTGTCAAAGAGGCTCAAAACGCGTTAAAAGCTAGTCGTGAGCTTTATACGCAAGCGATTGCTTCAGGCAAATCAGCTGAGGAGGCATGGAAGGCTGCATTTAGTGGATCTATTTCTTTTATTGAAGGTTCTGACGCGCAAAAGGGTTTAGATCAACTAGCTACTTATAAAGAAAAACTTGCTGAAGATAGAACGGCTTTAATTGAGCATTATAATTTATGGCAAAAACTTGAAAATGATAACGCTAAACAGGTTAAAGATATTCAAGAAAAATTTGCCAACGATCCAGTGGTAAGGGATCGACTATTAGCATTGCAATCTAAAGCCTATCAGGAAGATGTAGAAAACTACATTAAAGCTGGTGACGATCGCGTAAAAGCTGATTATCAAGCAACACAAGAGATTATTGCTGCTCGTCAAACTGCATTCGACAACATCAATAACCCAATCTACTCAATGAGGGATAAAGGTGTTGAGGCAATTGCACAATCTTCATTAAGTCCCCTTGCTTTCCAGAAATGGGATTTAAATAGACAGCAACAGGATGGTTATTCACAGCTAGGTGATGATCTAAATACAGCATCGATGGCGATTAATGATAGTGATGTTCTGAGTGAGCAAGAGAAGAAGGATAAATTACTTCAGATCGAGCAAGAATATCAGGATGCAAAACTGGCACTTGCACAAACCTATGACCAACAACATCGTGACCTTGAAAATCAAACTCAAGCTGCATCATTAGCAGGATATGGCGCAATGTTTGGGATGATGGGTTCAATGTTTGATGCTTACGGTGATAAGGAAAGTACAGGTTATAAGGTTGCGTTTGCAATGCAGAAAGCCTTTGTTTTATCAAGTGCGATTCTCAACGCCAAAGGTGCGGTGATGGCGGCTTGGAATGATCCAGCAAATACAACTATTTGGCAGAAAATGGCAGCGGCGGCAGCTACTGTTGTTCAAACCAATGATCTTATGTCTGCAATCCAAGGTGTTGCTTTAACTGGTATGGCGCATGATGGTATCGCTAATGTTCCTGAAGAAGGAACATGGTTATTGAGCAAGGGTGAGCGTGTCTTAAATCCACAGGATAACAAGGCGTTTACCAACATGATTAATAATGGCGGTGGAGGAAACAAAGTCATCATTAACAACTATGGAAGTGATAAGGTTGAAACCTCTCAAGATGCTGATGGTAATTTGATGGTGACCATTGGTAAGATGATAGATGGTGCTGTTGATCGCGGGATTCAACGAAATCTCAAACAAGGCTATCCATTAAGTAACGCTATAAGAGGAAAGTAAGGGTGAATAACATTGATTTGGAAGCAAGTATTCTTCAAGAAGTTAATGAATTAACGAAAGAAATTGATGCTTATGCACATATTTCTATTATTAATATGCAATTTTTAGCTCAGAAAGGAATTATAGATATTGATGAATACAAAGACTTTGTTGGGCAAAAGAAAAAGCAAGTAGTAAACTATCTAAAGTCTAGTTATAGAGAAGACGAAGCTGCAAAAATTGAAGATAACTTTGATTCGTACATGCAGAACTTCTAAATGCAGGAATGAAATTAAACCGCTGAAAAGCGGTTTTTTTAATGGATAATTTTTATGAGCAACCGTAAACTCACCCATTGCCAAAACTTTGAAGGTAACTCTCAAACCAATACATTTAAAGTCTTAACCAGTAAATTTGGTGATGGTTATGAACAAAATGTTTCGGTAGGGATTAACAACAAGTCGGGTGTTTGGCAATTCTCTAAAAATGGTAAAGAGGCTTTAATTCGAGAGATTAAGGCCTTTTTTGATGATCATAAGGGTGCGGATTCTTTCCTTTGGGATTCTCCCTTAGATGGTGAGGTTCGTGTCAAAGCTGGTGAGTATCAATTGGTGTCGTTAGGCGCTGGCATGTGGCAAATCTCAACAACCTTTACCCAAGTTTTTTACCCTTAAATTCAACAAATATAAGCCGCCGAAAGGCGGTTTTTTATTGCGAGAAAAATATGACTTATCAATATATTAATTTAGGAACAGCACCAAGTGGTGCTGGTGGTGATACGTTTCGTTCGACAGGCACCAAATTAAATGAAAATTTCACAAACAATACGCATGCTGCGAGTCGCTATGTAGGGAAAGCCGCAGGTAATGTAATGGAGGTTGGTGCATATGGTTTAGGGGGAAATTCTGAATTATATACAGGCGGGCCAAATGGTTTTTTAAATTTTCATAAATCTAAATCTGGATTCTTCTTTAACAATACGGACAAGGTAGATATTAATGGAAAAATGATACCAAACTATGCTGGCTATATAGTATCTAGTCTTCAGGCTGGTGGTTTTTTAGCATTAGGCGCTTCTGTCACAAATAATAGAATCTTTGTAATACGAGGTTCTGAGGTTCCTGCATACCCATTAGAATTATTAGATTTACTACATGATGGTAATACAATTAAGGATTCAAATGGTTTTATAAAAGCAGCTTCACCAGTAATTCAATTATTTGCAGATAAAATTTCTGCAAATCAAGAAGCATTAGAGCAGAATCCAACTTTTGAGAAAGCTGGAGTTGGTCATTATCTGATTAAAAATACATTAGGTTTTGCAACAGAAGGTTGGTGGATTGAAGTACCAACTGATACCAATGGCAACCGTATTTGTGCTGTTGAATATCAAACCTTAGATAATGGTGATCTTGAGATTAAGACATTCAAGAAAAAATTGAATGATGAGGGGGATATTGTAGCGAATTTGGATGTACCTATTGATATTCCAAATAACGCCAATGATGAACCACGCTGGATTGATATACGCCTACATTCTGTGATTAAACCGATTGTTCATAAAGTTCCACGGACTGAAAAACAGGCTCGAATGGTTCAACAAGTAAAGTATGCACCACAACTTACTTACATCACAAAATATGAAGATCTATTTGATGATGATGGAAATCCAGTCATCGTGGATGGCCAGAAATATCAAAAGCCAGTTACCCATATTCAAACAGATAAAAATGGTACTCCAATCTTGAGCAATCAACCTGTTATCAATGCATCTGGCGAACCTGTTTTTGAATGGGTACAAGCTGTAAACAGTGAAGATCAGCTGATCTTTGATGATGTGCCTGTGCTCGATGACAACGGTAATCAGATTTATGATGAGGTAACTAATGAGCCTCAGCAGTGATTATCAGAAACTCTATGTCGATGGGTTGATTACATTATTTGAATTAGATGCCAGCGCTTTAGGAGCTGGCATTTTGCGTTTTCATGGGCATATCGCTTTTCAAGATTGGGAAAAGATATATTCATCGATTGGATCAGATGGACTCATTGGGTCTGATACTGGTTTGATCGGTAAAGTTTTTGACGTTGGTACAGATAAAGTTTGGCAGCGCAATATCATTTGGCAAGGAAAGACTTTTTCAGCTATGGCAATTCAAGCTGATGGCATGGAAATGAATTCCACAGGTCGTGCTTCTAGCCCGACATTATCAATGGCCAATAATATTGATGGATTACAAAATGCGGTATCAGCCTATTGTTTACAGTTCAATGATTTTGCAGGTGCAAAACTTACCGTAATTTCCACATTGGCTAAATATCTAGATGCTGAAAATTTTAGCCAAGGCAATCCAACAGCATCGAATGAAGCTGAAAATCAGCTTTGGTTTATCGAACAAAAAACCTCTGAAAACATGGAGCAAGTGACTTTTGAATTGTCGAATCCAATCGACTTTGAAGGTCAGCGTATTCCGATACGGCAAATCAGTAGCCAATGCCATTGGTGCATGATGGGTGATTATCGTGGTGAAGAATGCGGTTATACAGGTGTAGCCATGTTCACTGAAAAAAACGAACCAACGGACAATCCAGCCCTGGATAAATGTGGTGGGCGTTTAAGTTCCTGCAAGATCCGAAAAAATGAAGGCAGTTTTGGTGGTCAACCTGCCGCTAACATGGTTGGGTGATTTATGAAGCTATCAGTAAAACTTAAAAAAGAGATCCATTTGCATGCAGCCGAAATGTTTCCTGGCGAATGTTGTGGTGTGATAGTGAATAAGGAATATATCCGTTGTCAGAATATTTCTAATGTTCAGGACCAGTTTGAAATAGATCCTGTCGACCTTGCACACGCTGAAGATATAGGGGAAATCCAAGCCTATGTACATTCACATCCAAATGCTTCAGCAAGGGCTTCTGAGCTGGATTTAATCCAAATTGAATTGCATAAAAAGCCTTGGGTCATATGTGCTTATCCCGATATTGAATTTCAGGTCTATGAGCCTTTTGGCTATCAAGCACCTTTGATTGGACGTAATTATCAGCATGGTTGGCAAGATTGTTATTCACTGGTTCGGGATTTCTATCAGCGTGAATATGGCATCGCATTACCTGATTTTGAGCGCTTAGATCGTTGGTGGGAATCTGCTGAAAATGCTTCTTTGTATTTGGATAACTTTAGTAAAGCAGGTTTTAGTGAAGTGAAAGATTTGCAATATGGCGATGTCATGTTATGTCGAGTTGGACGCACTGAACATGTGAATCACGCGGTGATTTGGCTTGGTGATAATGGTGCATTGAAATCAGAACAAACGGAGCCTTGTGTGGGGTCTTCACTGATTTTACATCATCCGTATAACCGTAAATCAGTACGTGAAGTGTTTGGCCAACAATGGCAAGAACGGGTTGCCGTCAAAGTGAGACATCGAGATGTTAAAAACAATTAAGCTCTATGGTGTACTTGGTCAAAAGTTTGGTCATCAATTTAAGCTTGATGTTGCGAGTCCACGTGAAGCGATTCGTGCTTTATCCGCTCAGATTGATGGATTTGAAAATTACTTGCTGAGTGCGCATGAACGTGGTTTGGCTTTTGCCATTTTTACAGATAGTAAATCCAAACAGCGCGGCAAGAAAAAAGCAGCATGTTTTGATGCATCGACGGGACGAATTATTTCTGGCCACAATATTGGTGTGTCTGAAATAGATATGCTCACAGATACAAGTGAAATCAAGATTGTGCCACGGGTTTTGGGCGCAGGTGGTGATAACGGAGTGTTGCAGTTGGTTCTTGGTGTTGTATTGATTGTTGCTGGCTTCTGGACAGGTGGGGCAACATCAAACATGGGGGTTGCTTTGATTGGTGCAGGTGCGGGCATGGTGATGGGTGGTATCGCACAAATGCTTGTACCTAAAGTTGATCCAAATACTAATCAAAACCAAGACGGCAATCGTGCCAATTTTGGCTTTGGTGGAGCGGTAACCACCATTGCCCAGGGTAATCCTGTACCTGTATTGCGTGGTAAACGAGAGATTGGTGGATTCATTATATCGGCAGGGCAATATCCTGAAGATATGATGTAGATAAGGTTGAGTCCTGGCGCATAAAGCGCCTTTTTTTATGCTTGAGGAATTTATGAATACACCAATTAAGGGCGCAAAAGCTGGGGCACAACAGCCACGACAGCCAGTGATTGATCTTGACTCAGCACAATCTAAAACTTTTATAAAAATTCTTGGTGGTTTGTCTGAGGGTCCAATTAAAGGTTTGGCCAATGGGTACAAATCAATATTTTTAGATGACACACCTTTGCAAGATGCAAATGGCAATTGGAACTTTGAAAATGTCAGTGTTGATTTCCGAGAGGGTACAAACGATCAAACCTATATCGAGGGATTTCCAGACATTTCATCTGAAACAGCAATTGGAGTTGAGTTAAAGTCTGAAACGCCATGGGTTAAAGCATTTAATAATACAGAACTTGATGCGGTTCGTTTGCGCTTACGTTGGGGGCCATTACGTCAACAGAATGAGAGTAATGGTGATTTAAATGGATATACCATCCGTTATGCAGTTGATGTGCAAACCGATGGCGGTACGTGGACAGAAGTTTTAAATACTCAAATTTCTGATAAAACATCAGCAAACTATGAACGTTCTCATCGTATTGAATTGCCAAAAGCTGATTCGGGTTGGCAAGTACGAATTCGTCGTTTAACACCAAACACAAGTTCAGAATTTATCAGCGATAAAATGTATGTACAGGCAGTCACAGAAGTGATTGATGCAAAACTACGCTATCCAAATACCGCTTTGCTTGGGCTTCGTTATGATGCACAAACATTTTCAAATGTCGCAAAAATGGCAGTTGAATGCGAAGGTGTAGAAATCCTATTACCAAGCAACTATAACCCTGAGACACGAGTATATACAGGGCTATGGGATGGTAGCTTTAAACGAGCATATAGCAATAATCCAGCATGGCATTTTTATGATGCTTGTATCACAAAGCGCTATGCTTTAGGTAATCGCATCAATTCATCCATGATTGATAAGTGGTCAATTTATCGTTTAGGCCAGTATTGTGATCAACTTGTACCAGATGGCAAGGGCGGTCAAGAACCACGTTTCACTTTGAATGTTTATGAGCAATCCCAGGATGATGCCTGGTCTGTATTGTCCAAAATGGCGGGGGCTTTCAGAGCCTATATTTACTGGGATGGTCAAGCGATTGTCTGTGATGCCGATATTCCACAAGACACGCTATACACTTTCACCAGTGCCAACGTCATTGATGGGCGGTTTGAATATTCAGGCACACGTGCACGTGATCGACATACAATTGCGAAAGTGGCTTATGACAATCCAGAAAATCGTTATAAAACTGAATATGAAATTGTGCGTGATGAGGCAGCCATTGCAAAGTATGGCATTCGCATCTTAGATATTTCTGCCTATGGCTGTACTTCAGTGGGTCAGGCACAACGTGCTGGAAATTGGGCATTAAAAACCGAACAGTTTGAAACTCGAACTGTGACTTTTAAAGTCGGCCTAGATGGTTTTATTCCGCGGCCAGGCAAAGTGATTGAAATTGCTGATCCGATCTTTGCGGGCCGAGCCAATGGTGGACGTATTTCTTCAGTGAGTGCTGATTTAAAAAGCATTACTGTGGATCGTGATGATGTTGTATGTCGCGCGGGTGATCGCTTAGTAGTAAATGGAGAGGATGGCAAGGCACAGGCGCGAATTGTTCAGTCAAAAAATGGCAGAGTAATTACCGTTGTGGCTGCATTCGATTCTGTAGCAGCGCAGAATGTGTGGATTGTTGATGCTCAAGACTTGGCAACAATGAAATTTAGAGTGGTATCAATCAGCCGTGATGATACCCATCAATTCACAATAACTGGCTTGCAATATAATCCTGCAAAATTTGATGCGATTGACCAAGGCACATTTATTGATGATCGTCCAATTACAATCATTAATCCAAATATTCAGTCACCTGTTGAATCAGTTTCGGTTTCTTCAGATGAAATGGTGCAACAAGGATTAACGATTGCCACGATGTTAATCTCTTGGCCCCAAGCAACCAGTGCTGTGAAGTACTTGGTAGAGTGGCGCAAAGATGATGGCTCTTGGATGAAAATGCCGATTACAGGGAATAATTCTGTTGAAGTTCAAGGGATATATTCAGGAAATTACCAGGCAAAAGTCACAGCGATTAATGCGTTTGAAGTAGCTTCATTACCTACTTTTTCAATTTTGACTGAGTTAAAAGGTAAACATGGAACGCCACCAGCATTGGCTTTTATTAATGCAACGGGAATTTTATTTGGTATCAAGCTTGAATGGGGTTTTCCTGCGGTTGGTGCACTGGATACAGCTTATACAGAGATTCAAGTTTCACCCGATGGTGTAAGTAATATTGCTCAATTGGGATTATTTGCTTATCCGACTAGTACGCATACATTGCAAGGATTACAGCCAAACCTAAAGCAATATTATCGTGCCCGTTTGATTGATCGAATTGGAAATATTGGTCCTTGGTCAAGCTGGACCAATGCAACCACTTCAGCAGATGCTTCGGATATTCTGAAAATATTGGAAGGTAAAATTACTGAAACGCAACTGCATCAGGACCTGCAAACCAAGATTGACCACATTGAAGCAGTAGATGCAGAAATAGGACCAATTAAACAGGATATTCAGAACACGAAAGATCAGATCAATCAGGAAATTATTGATCGTCAGTACGCGATTCAACAAGCCAAAGATGGATTATCTCAGCAAATTATCGATGGTGATGATGCAGTTCTTCAGGTTGTTGATACCGTTAAGAAATCTAGTGATGAAGGTCTAGCAGCTGCACAATCAGAAATTAAGGTTGTTGCCGATAATCTGAAATTGACTGCCGAAAAAACGGATGGTGTTTATGCACAATTGAATCCTCCTTTGATTGGTTCATCATCTGATCTGATCGGTAATGATCAAGGTTTCGCGGGAACCTGGTCGCTTCAATCAGCAATGATTGAAAATGATCTAGTTTTGAGTAAGCGCATTGATACAACTGTTGCTCAAGTCAATGATGTTCAAGCTTTTGCACAGCAAGAAGTTCAAGCGCGTATAGAGGGAGATAAGGCCACTGTACAAAAGATTGATACTTATATTGTTGAGAATGATCAAGCTTTAGCAACTGTGCGTAATTCGGCAGAAATTGCAGTTGAGAAATCAAATTCAAATGCGGTGTTAATTGATGCTTTAAATTTAGAAATTAAAGACAAAGCAAGTACCGGTGCTTTAAATCAGGTCAAGTCGGATTTATCTGCTGTTGATAATCGCGTCATTGCAAATACAACCATGCTGAATGGCGTGTATGCGCAAATTAATCCGCCATTGATTGGTTCTGAGTCTGATTTGATTGGTAATTCTGGCGGTTATGCTGGCGTATGGTCTGAACAATCAGCGAGAATCGAAGCGGATATGGCGCAAGCCATTCGGACGGATACAGTTCAAACAGAATTGAATGGTAATAAAGCAGCTGTTCAAGAAGTCACCCAATCTGTTAATGGCCTTTACGCGCAGAAATTTATCAAGCTGGATGTAAATGGAAAAATTGCAGGGTGGGGTGGTGCAAATAATGGTGTTGAATCTCAATTTATTTTAAATTTTGATTCATTTGCTATTGGAAGTGGAAGTAATGGCACTGTTTCTTATCCGTTTATTTTCCGAACCACACCATTTACTGATCCGGTCACAGGTACTGTATTTCCTGTTGCTGCATACTTGAAATCAGTATTCATGGATTATCAATCGGTGAAGACATCACATATTGATAAGCTGGCTGTTAAGACTGGCCAAATTGATGATTTAGCTGTTACGAGAGGTAAAATTGATAATTTAGCTGTAGGCAATGGTCAGATTGATAATTTGGCTGTAGATACGCTAAAAATCAAAGACAATGCTGTGACAGTACCTGTTTCTGCATTTGCTGAAGCGAATCTGACCATTGGTACGACTTATACCACTGTTCAAACTTTGGCTGTACCAGCAGATATGGGGCATACGATTTTAACTTTTGGGTCTGTATTTAGCTTTGTAGGTTATACGTCTAGCCAGCGCTTACTGTGTCGTGTACTGAAGAATGGATCTGTCGTCTTTGAAGATTTGGAGGTGCATTTTATTGATTATGCTTCTGTGGGTACAACGACTCAAAACAGCGGACAACACAACCACGGAATAACCGTCAATGTTAGTGGCTCAATGACCGATTCAGGGAGTCATTCGCATTCATTCAATGGCAATACTCAAAACTCAACAGCTGGAACAATTTCGGGTTCTTCACATAACCATAGTTACAACGGATCGACCAACACAACTGGTTCACATAGCCATAATTTAAGTTTGTCGGGAAGTGCATCAATGGGTCTAGACGGGATTCATAATCACAATGTTGAGATTAGAGGAAGTGCGCGAAGTGCGGGAACCTTAAATATTTCAAGACATGATTCCACTTTGATCGCGGGAACGTTTGAGCTTCAATTGCGCTCAGATTCGGGTGGTAATGTGAACGTGTCACAACGCTACATCCATGCAATGACGATG